GGAGTAGATATGCCGTGGTATCAGATGCGGGATGCTATGGATCAGGAGATTCGTGGTAAGTATGGTAATCAAATGTCTGTCGATATTGCTAATGCAGTGTTCGACCATATCAGAGATAATCGTAGCCCTCCTACTCCTCTAACCATCGCTAAAGCCATGGGGCTGTCTCCTCGTAGTGAAGCTCAGATTCGTGATGTTTATGATGCTATGTCTCCGGTCATCTCTGACGTAGAGAAACGTATCCAGCGCCGGGTTAAAGGAAAGCTTTACGAGGTAGAGGTTGCAGATGACCTGAACTGGAACCTCTGGAACAGCGCTCTGTCCTCCCAGCCTAAGATGAAGAAAGCTCTTGAAGATCAGGGTTTCAAGTTTGTAAGTGAAGAAGAGTACAAGAGGAATCAGAAACGTTTTCAGGACGCTCGTTCTGACTACGAAGATGCAACCGCTCAGTACGATCTAGCAGAAAGCGATGCTGCCTCCCCTATAGGTAATCCTAGCTTCAGAGGAGACCTTCTTGATCGCCTGTTCAACGAAGTTCAGGTCACTGCTCAAAAGTTTCAAGAAGCTAAAAGAGCTAACGAGAACGTCGTTTATGATGGCTTGACTGGTGAAGATGCTTATGCCTTGTTGACGGACAAACTCGGCTCGGATAGGGCAGCGTCTTTGTATCTCGACGAGAAGGGTATTTCAGGAAATCAATATGAAGCTGGCACTGTAGCCGGTACTAGCCCGAAAAACCCGGATGGATCGCCTATTTATAACTATGTGGTCTTCAACGACAAGACTCCTAAGATCACTAATCGTTACTCGAAGCCTAAGAAAGGTAAAGTACCTGAAGGTGAGAAGAGGTTCGACGATCCTCGTGACGTGAAGCGTGTTCCTAAGACTAAACGGCTTGGTGACGTAGACAAGAGCGAGCCTATAGACATCTCTCAGCTAGACGCTGAGGCGTTGATGGAGATGCAGAACGCAGACGATCTTCTCAAGGACATGGTTAAAGATCACGTTCCTGAGACCATGACGATGGACGACATCAAGTACGAGGCAGAGCTGCGAGGCTTTACCTACAGCGACTTGATGAAGCGTAAAGGCATTGACACTGGTACGCTGTCTGAGCGTATGATGATGTACGACATTGCTATGGGTAAGCTGAACGACAAGCTCTCGGGCTTGTACGCTAAGCTTCAAGATGGTACTGCTACGGCTACTAATCGTTCTGAGTACCTTAAGACTGTGTACCGTATGCAAGAGCTTGGCTCTCGTATCTTCGGTGAACACAGCGAGCTTGGCCGCGCTCTTCGTACTATTCAGGAACTCGACTACACTCTTCGTAACGTCAAAGGTCTCCAGAATCTCACTGGTTCTGCCAATCCTTCTGGTCTGGAAAAGCTGCTTGCTGATCCTGAACAGTTCCTGCGTTTTGCTAGGGAAGTCCAAGGAGAGGTAGACGAAGCTGCTGCTCGTTCTGCTAGGAAAGCTCCTAGTAAACTAGCTACGGCTGTTGCTGAGACGATTAACTTTCCTCGTGCTATCATGTCCTCGATGGACCTTAGTGCTCCCATGCGTCAGGGTGCGTTCCTTATGCACAAGCCTGAGTGGTGGAAGGCTATGTTCTCGATGTTCAAGTACGCTATGAGTGAGGAGAGCTACGCCGGACTGATGCGGGACATCACTAGTCGTCCTACCTATGGAGACATGGTTAAAGCTAACGTCCCGTTTACTAAGCGTGAAGGGCGTCTGAGCCAGCGAGAAGAAGACTTTATGTCTACTTGGGCTGGTAAGATTCCTGTTGTAGGTTCTCTTGTCAAAGGCTCTGAACGGGCTTACGCAGGGTTCCTTAACAAGCTTAGGGCGGACACCTTTGACAGCATGGTCACCAACTATCAGCGTCAGGGTATTGACTTTACGTCTGATCCTGCGACTCTGAAACAGCTTGGTGGCTTCATCGGTAACGCTACCGGTCGTGGCAGTCTTGGTGAGACATTCGACTCGGCAACCCCTTGGTTGTCTGGTCTGTTCTTCTCTCCTCGTCTTATCGCCTCCCGTGTACAGATGCTGAACCCGATGTACTATGCTCGTCTTCCTAAGGGTGTACGAGAACAAGCAGTTATGTCTTTGCTTGCTACTGGGGCTAACGCTACTACTGCTATTAGTCTTCTCTCTATCTCGGGTCTTGCACCTGACGTAGAAGTTGATCCCCGTAGCAGTGACTTCGGTAAGGTAAAGATTGGAGATACTCGGTACGATGTACTTGGTGGTCTTCCTTCTTACATTACTCTTGGCTCTCGTCTGACTGCCTTTGGAGCGGACACTGCGTACAAGAGTGCTACTGGAGACAGGCTTATCGAGCACTACAAAACTAGCACTGGTGATCTTCGTCGGTACGGAAACAAGCCTACGGAAACCAGCGCACTAGAGGCAGTCGGTAGTTTTGCTACTAACAAGTCCTCTCCTGTTGCTAGTCTTGTGGTAGATTTTCTCCGTCAGCAGGACTTCAAAGGTGACCCAGTTAACCTGAAGGATGCTGTTGTTAGTCGTACTCTTCCTATCATGGTGCAGGACATCTATGAGGCGGGGCAGAAGTATGGCTATCTTGAAGGTACTGCTCGTATGGCTCCGGCTGTGTTTGGTGTAAGCGCCTCTGACTACATGTCTAAGGCTCTTGATCCTAACCAGCCTCAGGTTGCTCCTGAAATCTATAAGGATAGTGACCTTCCTGATATGACTAACGAGTACGTAGAGGTCACGGATGGAGAAGTCTTTCTTCGTGGCCCTGCTCGTGAAATCTGGCAGGGGTACCTTGATAAGTATCTTCAGGAAGACATGCAAGCTCTTACCTCTGATCCGATGTGGCCCAGCTTGTCGGACGAGGAGAAGGCAGACTTAATTGCTGATGTTCGAAACAAAGTGAAAGAGGATGCTAAGGCAGACACACTTTATGACATAGGACTAGATTAAAAGTGAATGACGTAGTTACAGCAGAACGGATCGCAGTGTTAGAAAGTCAAGTAGAGCACCTCAACGCTCAGTTTATTCTTGATCGTGCAGAACGAAGACAAGAACTATCTGAGCTAGGAGATAAGCTTGATGAGCTGCTGTCTTTGAAAGACCGAGGGGCCGGAGCTTTCTGGCTCTTCGGGATTATCTTTGGATCAGGTATCATTGGCGTTGTTACCGCTCTGGTATCTTGGATTAAAGGAGGTTAAGAGACGTGACACAGGAAGAAGCTCTTAAGAAGCTACTGGAAGAGTTCAGTGCTCGTGTAGCTGACATCCTTCGTGGCGTTAACGAACCTGCTGCCTCGTCAGAACTATCTGACCGCTCCCTCTTGGAGTTGCTGTCCCACGAGGGGATTGTCTGTGAGGCGTACAAAGATAGTGTAGGCGTGTGGACTTGGGGTGTCGGTGTTACCGATGCCTCAGGCCACCGCGTTCTTCGTTACAAAGATAATCCACAGCCGATCAGTAAAGTGATCGAAATCTTTAAGTGGCTTATCGCTACTAAGTACTTACCCGACGTCAAGAAAGCCTTTACTGTCGAGCTTAACGAGGCTCAGCTTGCGGCTGCTCTCTCGTTTCACTACAACACAGGGGCAATCAAGAAAGCCTCTTGGGTCAAATCGTTTAACAAAGGCGATGTTGATAAGGCCTACCAAGAGATTATGAATTGGCGTACCCCCTCTTCTATCATTGAAAGACGAGAGAAGGAACGTGATTTATTCTTTAATGGACATTGGTCAAACGATGGCATGGCTACGGTGTACACTGTGGTCAATAAACCATCGTATACGCCTCGGTGGTCGAGTGCGGAACGAATCGACATCACAGGAGATTTATAATGGGGATTAGCCTCGGAAGTATCTTGAAGGAGGTCCTGTCTCCAGTAACTGACATCATCTCTGAAGTTGTCGTAGACAAGGACAAACGAGATGAGATTAAACTTGAGATTGAGAAGCTGGCTGATCAGGTGGACCAGCGTTACCATGACGAACTCATGGGACAGATCGAAGTCAACAAGGAAGAAGCAAAACACGCTTCTGTATTTGTGGCGGGCTGGCGGCCTTTCATCGGATGGGTTAGCGGTGTCGGGCTTGGCTATACATTTGTCCTCGCTCCATTCGTTGAGTTCATTGCTCGTGCGAATGGGTATGTAGGAGAGATGCCTATGCCAGACACTAGTCAGTTGATGACTCTGATTATGGCTATGCTAGGTGTAGGGGCTATGAGGTCCTACGACAAAGCGAAAGGAACCTCGCCTCTTCCTAAGAACACTAAATAAAAGAAAAGCCCCCTAGGCAATTAAGCTTAGGGGGCTATTTTTGTATCAGTCTTCTTCGTTGTGTAGTTCGTAAGCGAAGGCAATGCCAGACCAGTTGTCTACGCCTGCGTCCTCAAGAGAGCGTAGCCAAGCTGCGTCTTCGAGTAGGCTTTCGTACAACGCTCTAGGAATAGTGACAGTCTCCACCGGAGAGGTCATAGCCTTAGCTACTTCCTCTCCGTACATATAAGTGTTATCCATCGTACTCTACCTTTCCTACTGTTACTACCTCACACGGCCTAATCCTAAACCACTCTCCCCGGTGCAGCCGGTCTTTGAATTGATCGTGTAGAGAATGTTCTAATTCACCTGCTCCTTCGATAAACTCGATTAGCTCGACGTCATAAGGATTCATAGCCTCTAGTTGTTTTAGTCTCTTGTTTACGTCGTCAGTTCGTCCTATTTTAATATACTCACCAACTTGTATGAAATACAGATGTTTTCCTTTATTATGAGTTTTCTTTATGCTTTTTGCGCTCACTTCTCTAGCGTAACATCCGCAAGAAATACAAGAGCCGGTCCTTAAACTAGTAGAAGAGACGGTATTTTTATTCCCACACTCACATAGACACAGCCAATAGGCGTTTCGTCCTTTATTTGATGCAATATGAGAGAAAGAAACAACGAGGAGTCTGCCGAAACGTTCTCCCCGTATGTCTCTTATCTTCTTACTTGGAAGTTCCGAGGATGTCTGTGACATCGCACCCTCCCGGACCTGTACAAGCGTACTCCTGCATACCAGTAGTCGTGTCCTCGTGTTCGAACAACCTAAGATCGTCCCAGTTAATCTCTGGCATAGGATGCTCTTCCTTCCAAGCCTTGAACTCGTCCTTAGTCAACGCTTGGTAAGGAGCTTGCTGGTAGCTTCCTCCGTCGTACGGGAGAAAACTAATGCCGGAAAGAGAATCAAAATGCTTGTAGACCCAAGCTCCAACCTCAAGCCATTCATCTTCTTTAACGTTGATCGTCGCGGAAGGCTTATGTTCACACCATTCATCCTGAAGATGTTTCCAAAGTTCCAGAGCTTCCAGCGCATTCTGTTCGTCACGAGTTACTGACCCTTCAGGCGTTTCCACAGGGAAGTAGAATACGCTCGTAGACGAGGGAGCCATGACGTCGACTTCCCAATAAACTCCTGAAGCTTTGAGAAACTCGGTAAGGGGGTCTTTGTTATCAGCGCGTACAGTACGTAGATAATACCGAGAGTGCCGAGCATGGAGACCGCTGGCTGAATTAACCAACTGACTGACAGTCCCGCTAGGCTTAACACAAGTAGTAGCCACACTGGGATTGATACCGAGTCGTTCAGCCCACTCTTGGTTAGTACTGACCACAAGGTCTTTAAGCTCATTCAAGTTCTCCTTAGAGAGTAGTTCAAGATTGTCACACACACCAGTAAGAGAGACGCCGAGCAGACGCTCCTCTTCGCAAGTCTGTCGCCAAATCTTCCTTAGGTATTTGAAGTCTGTGAAACTAGATTGTATTGTTCCAAGTATCGCAGCAACTCGAACCTTTCTTTTGAGGCTTTCCAGAGTATCTCCTGCTCGGACAACAATCTCGGTAAGGTTGCAAAACTGGAATGGGCGCAAGATAATCTCGCTGCAAGGGTTTGTGCCGTATTCAAATGACGGATCACGGCGTCCACTTCTTGCTGCAATTGCTTGGCAAGCGTAACGGGAGAAGAGTCCGGGTTCTCCTGACTTGCTGTCGTAGAGTGCATTCCACTTCTCCATAAAAAAGCCCGGATCAGGGCGTCGGTTGTTGTACACAGCGGAGTTGTTAGCCAGACGACGAATGCCGTTAGCCTCCCACCACGCACCGCTCTTACTCTTGAGCATACGGTCGTCAGTACAGTCGAACAGAGAAATCATAGCCGAGCGGCGTACACCACCAACGACAACAATGTCTCCGATCTTACACATCAGGTCGTGACACTCTAGACTGCTAAGACGACGACCGCTGGCACTCCGAAATACGTCAACTGTATATCGGAAGAGGTCAACAAGAGGTTCGGGTCCAGAAGCTCTTCCTCCAAACGTCTTGAGTCTTGCTCCGGCAGGTCGAACTCGGCTAACGTCCCAGCTTGGTACTTGACCTGCAATAAGAAGCGTGATGAGTTCTCGGAGGGCCTTAGCCCAACCTTCTTTACTATCCTTAACAATAATTGTTGTGTCGGTATCTTCAAAGTGTTCAGAAATTCGGGGAAGCTGTTCGACATACTTAGTCTCCACAGAGAAGCCTACACCCGTACCGCACATCAAGATCAGCATCGCTTCGTCGAAACTTCTCGGGCTGTCTACAGGTAGGTAGGCACAGTTGTACCCACAGACATCGTTTTTATCTATAGCAGGACCTGCCGTCATAACACTGCGCATAGAAGGAAGAGACTCTAGGTTATGTATCGTACTGAAGATTTCGATACGTTCTTCGTCCGTCAGTTCTACACGAAAATGGTAATAATCCACTAGTCTAGCGACTGTCTCTCGCCAAGACTCTCTACGGTTTTCACCTTCGAGCCACTTAGCGTAACGAGATACAAATATAAAATTCTCGTAGTCAGAAGGGAAAGGGTTCCCTAGTTCGGGGTAATCAAACATGCAGTAGTAGACCTCCATTGTTTTCGAGACTTAATCATAGAAATACAAGACCTAGAGACTCCATATTCTTTGGCTAGTTTAGTATGATTTTTATCAGTTAGAAATATCTTTTTTACTTGATCACAAGTAAGCTTTGCTTGATAGTTTTTCTCTCCACTTCTGCGATCAAACTTCACATTACCATGAGTATGTAAGTAAGCGACCTCTTCTTTGAAAGCTTCTTCTTCTGTCATGTTTTTCTTATAAATACTAACCCAGTCTGTAGGTAAGTAGCCTTCCTCCATTAAAGATAGCATCCATTGCTGGTGTTCTTTGTGCTCTCGACGGCAACGAGTCACATCCCAAGCGCGTCCTCCGACTCCTTTACCTACATATACGACTTCTCCTGTCTTAGGATCAGTGTGTAAGTATACATAATACATCAAAGTCCTCGCATGTCCGGTTTCTTATAAGTCTCTGGCTTTAACACTTTGCCGTCTTCACGGTAGTATACCTTTCCACCTACTACTTTACTCATATTATTATCTGCTACTCGGGTAAAAGCTTCCTCTCCGTCGATACGGTAGAAGAGAGCAAGCTGAGAGAGAACGTACTGTACGTCGGCCCACTCTTTCACGAGGTTGGCACGAGTCTCTTCGGTCTCGTTCTCTGCGTACTCTTCGGCTGCTTCCTTCAACTCCATGAACTCTTCACCAAGACACCCCCATGCCAGTTCAAACGAGGGGATGCCTTTAGCTGCGTTAAGGAACTCAAGCACACGATCTTCACGAGTAGGAGCAAGGGGAAGATAGAGTTGTTCGTCGTTCATCAGTTCAGTCCTCCCTTCAGGGCTTCAGGCATAGGCACTGGCTGAAGAGGCCACTCTAGTTCCTGAGGATCAGAGATAATCACCTTGTCCTCGCACCTAAAGATAACAACCTGTCCGGTTAGTAGTCCGTCCTCGTTCTGAAGGAACTGAGTAGTAGTACTCACATCATCGAGAAAGAGGGAGAAGAGTTCCAGTACTTCTTCGCCGGACCCTTCCTTAATCTTGTTAATCAGCTTATCTTCAAAAGTCTTCTTACTCAAAGTATTTCCTTCCTTAGGCAGCTTTTAGCCGCTCTTGTCGAATTTCATCAAACCTCTGTAGGAACTGCCAGCGGGCAAGCTCGGGGGAGAGGCACTGTATGTCTGTGTCCGCAGCAGGTATGTCAGTGTACCACACATTATCGTCAACGGTGGTAATCTGCTCACGCTCTGCTTTGTACATCATCTTGTCAGCCAGTTTAATCTCAGGAGGGTAAGGATAGACGAGACCAAACTGATCGGAAATTGACTTCTGTATTCGCTCCTCTAGCTTTTTGTACTCCGGGAACATAGCCTTAAGAGGCGTCGGCATGTCTCCCACGAATGCTTCACTAGCGTCGTGGAAAAGAGCAGTAAGAGCAAGGTGATTAGGCACAAGCTTAGACACCAGTACGCTGTGTTCAGCGACGGAGTAGAACTTAGTGCTGTGCCCACCGTAACGACAGATATTAGAGAGAGCGTGAGCAATGCTGTAAATACTGTACGTGTAACCCTCTGGATTCTCAAAGTCAAAGAAGCCTCCATCGTACGTGCTGATTGCAAACTTAGGTTGTTCCTGCATACTCAGGCTCCTTTTCTCGTAGCATTAGCTCTAGGCGCGCGAGGGCACCCCATGCTGTGTGGGCAGCGTGGAGAAGTCCAGAGTCATCGTCCAGAACCTCACCTTT